TCCCACCTAAAAGCTGGGACTGGAACACACAGCTCCCTGAAAACCTCAGCCATGTAATCCTCTGTCGTAATGAAACTGAATTGCTAGAGCTCTTCTTGGACCTCTTGCATGAAATAGATGTACTTTCTGGCTGGAACAGTGAGTTTTATGACATGCCATATATCGGCAAGCGCATCGAAATGGTGTTCGGTAAACATGCGTTGCGTCGGCTTGGATTTGAAGGCGGACCTGCACCACGCTGGTCCGAAATGGAACGCTTCAAGGGTGGGAAGGTCAAGGACCCGATCATTGTGCTCAACAGTCGAGTCCACTTGGACTATATGCGCTTGTTCAAAAAATTCAACCTTACCTCACGTCAGTCCTACTCGCTGAACTCAATTGGCATGGATGAGCTGAATGAGCCGAAGATTCATTATGCAGGTACCCTTGAAGAGCTGTACAACAATGACTTCATCCTCTTCCTAACCTATAACACACACGACGTCACAATCGTCAAGCGTTTGGACGACAAGTTTAAGTACATCGAGCTGGCCAACCAGATGGTGCATATGGCTACCGTCAACTTTGAGGCCGTGTTCGGTTCAGTACAGCTAATTGACTCAGCCATCATCAACTATGCCCATAATGAGCTAGGTAAGATTGTGTTTGACCGTCAGGTCCGTGAAGAAGGCCCGCCCGTTGAAGGTGCTATCGTTGTGACACCTAAGCCGGGCTTCTATGAGTGGATCGGCTCATGTGACATCAACTCGTTGTACCCAAGCACTATCCGTTCGCTGAACCTCTCACCCGAGATGATCATCGGTCAGCTGTTGAACCATGAAGATGGTTGGCGTTCATTCTACTATGCTCGCATCTTCCCTGACAACCTTGAGCACCAGAATGCAATGGTACCGATCTTGTTTGAAGGTGAATCAGAAGCCGTAGAGCTTACTGCAGGTGAGCTAGTAGACATCTGCAACACACAAAAGTGGGCCGTATCTGGCTATGGCACAATCCTTGATCAAAGCAAAGGTGAAGGCTTGCTTGCATCGGTGCTGTCTTCATGGTTCAAAGGCCGGAAGCAGCTACAAGCTGAGAAGAAGAAGTACGGTAAGCTTGCTGATCAGCTGATCAAGGAAGGTAAAGCTAAAGATGATCCTGAGGTTGTTGAGGCTTATCGATTGTATGACTACTATGACATGCTGCAAGGTGTACGCAAGGTCTTGCTGAACAGCACGTACGGTGCCCTGTTGAATGCCTTCATGCGGTTTGGTGATCCTCGACTTGGTGCATCTACCACCTATACTGGCCGTCAGATCACAACCAACATGATCAACACGGCATCACAGACGTTGTGCGGCTTGGATGACTATCCGAAGCTGAAGAAGCAGGTACACAAGATCACCAAGCGCAAGCGTAACGGTACTATTGAGCACAAGATCGAAAATGAATACACTATTGATACCGTGCCTGGTATGGGCCCATTATATGGTGATACCGACTCATGCTACTTCACCATGTCCGGCTTGGTCAACAACGCTGATGATGCCATCTTAATGGCAGACTATGTTGCTGAAGCTATCAACAACAGCTTCCCACCATTCATGCGTGCCGCCTTCAACTGCGGTCCGGGCTTTGATGAGCTGATCAGGGCAGCTCGAGAGCTGGTATGCCGTACCGGTATCCTGCAAGCCAAGAAAAAGTACATGATGGCCGTGGTTGACAAGGAAGGTAAACGTGTTAAGGAAGGTGATGATGATGAGTTGAAGACAATGGGCTCTGACATCAAGCTGAGCTCGACACCTGAAGTAATTCGTGCTATGTTGAAGGAGGTTGTCATGATGATTCTCAACAAGCGCGATAAGAAGGAGATTGATGAAGTCATCATCAACTTCCGTTCAAGCTTAAAGCTGGAAGGTGATCAAACCATCGACCCGCTTGACCTCTCGACTATTGTATCGGTGAATGAGCTTGAGGAATATCAAGTCAAATGGGAAAACCTTGAAAAGGTAGGTCGTGGTAAGGTATCGATGCCTGCCAATGTCCGTGCAACTATCAACTATAACTTCATCTTGGAAAAGCTGGGAATTCAGGATGAGCCTGAGATCATCTCAGGTAGCAAGATCAAGATCCTGTGGTTGAAAGAAAACCCATACGGCTTTACTAACATTGCCTTCCCATCCGAAACAGAGACCTTGCCCGAGTGGTTCAAGAAACATTTTGACGTTGACATGGCTGCCATGGAGCAGAAGCTTGTTGACCAAAAGCTGCAAAACATCTTTGATGCCCTCGACTGGTCAGTCCCGACCTTCCAATCTTTGAAGATTGCTTCATTGTTAGACATCGATGATGCTGGTGCACCGAAGAAGAGCTCGGGCTCTAAGAAGCAAAAGCTTACACCAGAGCAAGACGCTCAGCGTATGGAAGCTGCAAAAACTCTGCTAGACTTTGGCTGAGTCAAAAAATATCACTCATCATCGTTTAGTGGTACAATTTAACTTCAATCCTCATAACAGGAGCTTTACTATATGAAACTTGATCAAGACGCAATCGTTGCCCTCGATAACCTGGTCCGTACCGCGCTGACGGTTGGTGTTGAACGTCTTATCATCGGTGACGGCAAGATTCGTGGCATCGATGAAAAGCGCACGGTCGGCATTGTAACTGATAAGAACGTGCCTGATCTTGACGGCAAGACCGTAGCATTGAATCGCCTGAAGCAGCTGGTTACCCGCCTGAACCTGGCCAAGGCACAAGGTGATGTATCCATCGAAGCAACCGTTGCCGGCAACGGCAATGAGATTGCTATCCTTGACCTGAAGGGTGGTAAGTCCAAGGCCCAGTTTCGCTGTGCCGCTCTTGAAGCAGTCAAGGGTATCCCGAAGGGCTTCTCTGACCCGGTAGTGTGGGAGCTGACCGTTGAAGGCAAGCTGATTCCGCTTCTAGCACAAGCTGATGGCTCTATGAGCACTGACGGGATCACTATTGCTTCCAAGGATGGTAAGACCGTAACCTTTGAGCTGGTTGACTCCAACAAGGACGTGGTCTCCTTCGAACTCGAGAATGAAGCAGCATGGGTAGGTGCTGGTACCGCTGGCACAAGCTTCTGCAACAAGTATCCAAGCAAGTCCTTGCTCGTGCTGATGCGTGAGGCCGCCAAGAACGGTGATACCGTCAAGCTGTCCATGGGTAACGGCGGCCTGCTGTTCATCAACATTGGTGACTTCGAGTTCTTCACCCTTCCGCAATCCTAAGAAGGAGCTTTACTATGCAATGGCTTAAGGCAATTTGGCACAAGTACCTTTTCGGTGCCCAACAGCCGTGGGCCGTTGAACGTAAGGATGATGTCGGGTCCCTGCAAATCCTTGACTATAATCATGCGTATGTCAAGGACCTGCGGTCTCGGCTTCCTGAAGAGCTGGTACAAACTGCAAATGATGCTGAAGTAATTCAGCTGTGGGTTGACCGTTACAACCATGAGCGTGTAGAGCCACGACTGGAGGTGATTCATTCGGGGATTGACCAAGAAGGTCGAATCCGCATGAAGCTCGATTGGAACCATACGTTCATTCGGCTGCTGCAAGAGCGCGGCATTCCTGGTGAAACTGAGGAGGAGATGGTTGAAAACTATCTGTCAATGATGACACGACAATCACAGATGGATGCCATTATGGGAGAGATGAATGATGCTCAACCTCAGCCGTCAGAACCTTCTGAAGAGGACATTGAAAACGTTCTTAATACGATGGATCCTGAGACGCTTCGCCGTCTTGAGCGAACAATCCGCCGCCGTGCCCAAACACGCGGAACGACACGAAAACGGAACATTGATCAATGAGGTCTCTAGTATACGATATCTCGAACATCCTGTTCCGAGTAGCAGCGGTTCAGAAGCATAAGTCACCGTATGGCGCTGATGCAACGATTGATGACCTGGTGGGGTTGTGCATGCATATCTCCCTCCAGTCAATCAATAAATGGTATGTCAAGTACAAACCCGACTTCGTTGTCTTCGCCTTTGAAGGTGGTGACAACTGGCGAAAAAAGTACACCAATGACAACAACTACCGTCGTCAGTATAAAGCTAACCGTACTGTTGACCCCGAGATGAAGCATTTCTATCAGCTAGTTGACTCATTTCGAGAGATCATGACCAACCATACTTCCATCTGTTGCCTCACGGTACCAAAGATGGAAGCGGATGATGTAATTGCAGCTTATTGTCAGTTGAATGCGACTGATGATCATGAGATTTTTGTAGTCTCAGGTGACCGTGACTTCATTCAGCTGTTGAAGCTACCGAATGTAAAGCTGATCAACCCAGATGATGGGAAGCTTCGCAACCAACCTGGTGACAAGGAATACCAAGAAGACATCGACTATTGGATGTTCTTGAAGTGTGTCCGCGGTGACTCTGGAGATAATGTCCCTGCAGCTTTTCCACGTGTTCGTGAAACTAAGATCAGGGAAGCCTACAAAGATCCGTACAAGATGATGAACTTCTTGAATGAGACTTGGACTGACGAGTTTGATGTCACCCACCGTGTCGGTGATCTTCTCAAGCACAATGAGGTGCTGATGGACCTGACAAAGCAACCAGATGAGCTGCGTGCTTCTCTGCTCGAAGCGGTAGCCGCTCAAACCAAGTCAATCAGCACATACTCACACTTTCACTTCCTCAAGTTCTTAGGACAGTTTAACCTAAAGCGCGTAGGAGAGGAAGCCAGCAAGTTCATCGCGTTGTTTACCAACAACCAAAAGTTCTTGAAAGGTGAAAAAGTAAAGGTTGACACACCGTCAGTGCTCAATGAGGCAGCTCCAATAGCAAAGGTACCGCTTACTACAAAGACCGCATTGCTGGATTTTTGAGAAAAGTAAATATTTACCTATGCATAGTATAAAACCACCCTCCGGGGTGGTTTTTTCGTACATATAAATAAAACCGAGCAACAATTAGCTCATATCAGATTCATACTGATACCAGACTAACCTTTTGGAGCATACCACATGGCAAAGAATGAACAAACCGCTGCACAAGCGGCACCTAAACAACCGGCAATTGTAAAGCATCCAACTCGTTTCAACCACGTCTTTTTGGTTGATACCGCCGATAACGGCCAGCTGCGTGAAGTGGCGGTTGTCAAGGAAGAAGCAAACGGCACGCTCTACTACGTAGATATTGCCACGCTTGACAACTTTGACAAGGGCCGCCTCAAGTCAATTGTAACCAGCCAACACGCCGACAAGTACCCACTGTGGGACCTCATGTCTCAAGTTACCTTGTCCAACGGCAAGAATGCGCTTGACTACTTCCACCAACTGGTGAAGGTTAAAGCTGCTCCGGGCTCGGTCAACACCGCGCTGGGTGGCGGCCTAGCAACCGTTTCGGCACAAAGCAACACCATTGTTGGTGCTGGCTTTACCGACCCATCCTCGGGTACCATAGGTGGTGAAGGTGCATTGTAAACCTTCAAGCATTCCGCTTTAACTATACATAAAATAGGCCACCAAATTTTGGTGGCCTATTTTTTCCTGCTATGTACACACTATGCAGCAAGTATGATATAATCATCATACAACTTTAGAAAGGATAGCCTATCGATCATCACACTATGTGATCTTCTTGCGACACTACTAAGAGCGTAGTCGTACGTTGATCTCATCAAGAGCCAGAGTAGGTAAAGATTACTTTTGACAATCCCAAACTACAGTAACTTAAGAGGAGTCATCCGATGAAGCTGCTCAGCATTTCGCTGTTAGCAATAACACTAGGGCTTGGTGCGGTTACATATACATTAGCCAAGCCGCATCTTCAAGATAACGGCACTGCCGTAATTTATGTAGCTACCAATGATGGAAAAGAAGGCAATAAGCCTTATACCACGGTGCTACCAAATAACCTCTCCCAACGTCAACTGGAGCTGTTGAACTTTGCACATGATGTGGCCGTTCAGGACGGTCATAAGTACCCACAGTATGTGCAAGGGATCATCATGCAAGAATCCAAGGCTGGGAACATGACCGACTGGCGTGTAGCCGGTCTCACAAATAAAGCGGGCGACCGTTACTTCGGCATCGGGCAAATCAAACTCGTTGCAGCTAAGGCTGTAATGAAAGCATTCCCTGACATGTGGAAGTACTTGGACACCAAGACTGATGAGGAGCTGCAAGCTCGCTTGATCCTTGATGATCACTTCAACATTCGGGTCACTAGTAAGTATGCGCTGATGATGGGTGCCAACAAAAACCCTGACAAAGCAATCACAGCATATAACCAAGGGCCTGCCGGGGCTGAAAACGTCAACCCTTCTACCTGGCATTACACTGTCGGTGTGAAGCAAAAGGCCAAAGAGCTTAAAAATATCCCCAAGCTCAAAAATGTGGTAGAATCATCTGATGCTAAGTTAATCAAGACTGCATCATTAGATGAACGTTACCAACATTGATCCCGCACAAGAGTTTGAGAACCTAATCCGCCGCTATGTTTCCTTAGGGAGACGCTCCGCTAAAGGTTATGAGCCTACTGTCTGTGCGGTATGCAATGACTACAAGGAGCGCGGCGGTTTTAAGTTTGAAGGAACCGGGTTTATCCACTACTCTTGCTTCAACTGTGGTACCTCTATCATCTATGACCCGAATGAACATGATCGGGTTCCGCGTCGCTTCAAAGAGCTGCTAACTTCCTTCGGTATCCCGTTAGATGAGGTTGAACACATTGCGGCTCGTGCATTCTTTGCCAAACATGGTGGGAAAGTACTCAATCAACCAAACAAGCCGGTTTGGACTCCTCCCAAAGAGATTGAACCCCCACCAGGGAACCTGATTGACATTAACTCTAATGCATCTCCCTGGTGTGAGGTAGCCCGTGAGTACTTACGCATTGAGCGTGGGTTGGAACCTGATGACTGGCCGTTTTTTGTCAGCGATGACAAACGGCTCGAATGTCGAATCATCATTCCATTTATGCACAAAGACCGTCTAATCTACTGGCAAGCACGAGCCATGGACAAGTCTTTGCAGCCTAGGTACATAAACCCATTCGTGGAGAAGGATAAGATCATCTTTAACTACGATGAGATTTATGAGCGAACCCAAGAGCCGCTGTTTGTGACTGAAGGTCCTATTGATGCCATCAGCATTGGCCCTAGGGCAATCTCAATGACAGGGAGCACTTTAAGCGAGTGGCAACTAGGTGAGCTGCGCAAGGCTGCTAAATATCGAAAGCTAATCTTTGTCATTGACAAGAACGACAACGGCTTAAAGCTAGGGCTTAAGGTCCTAGCTGAAGGATGGTTTGTAACCGTTATGCCTGACAACATCGATGACTCAAACCAAGCACGAAAACGGTTTGGAAGGCTGTGGCTTTTGAACCACATCACCAACACCGCGGTTACCGGATTTGCCGGTAAACTTCTTCTCGAAATGAAATGTGAGAAGAAACAACATAAAACAAAATGAAATGCCAAGTTAAATGAATCAAGACAAACAAAAACTGATGCTCACGTACTTGATGAGCAGCAATGATCTTTACCTTAAGGCTAACCCGGTGCTACAACCGTCATTTTTTGACCTTGAGCTAAAGAAAGCCGTTGAGTTCATCAAAAGCCACCATGCCAAGTATCGTGCACTGCCAACGGCCGAGCAAGTCTTTGTTGAGACAGGCGTCAAGGTTGAGCAGAAAAATTTGAGCAAGCAAGAGCTGTTATATGCTGAGAATGAGCTTGAAAGCTATTGTCAGTATAAAGCAGCAGAAGCCGCAATTTTCTCAGCCGTGTCCCTGATCCAAGAGGATCGTCGAAATGAGATCGTTAAGCTCATTCGTGATGCCGTTGCCGTAGGCTTTCAACGCGACATCGGTACCGACTACTTTGCTGATCCTGAAGCTCGCTTGAACTTACTGGCCCAAGCACAAGCCTCCGTTCCAACCAAGATCAAGAAGCTTGATGAGGCCTTGGGTGGCGGTATCAACCGCAAGGAAATGATCATCTTTGCCGCACCGTCTGGTGTCGGTAAGTCCATCACAATGTCCAACATAGCTCGCAACTTGGTTGACCAAGGCTACTACGGTATTTACATTACCCTTGAGCTGTCCGAAGAGATGGTGTCAAAGCGTTTCGACTCTATGGTGACCGGCATTGCTCAAGGCGAGATTCTGAAGAACATCACCAAAGTTTCACACGAGGTTCGGAAAACGGCACATAAACCTGGGCAGTTTGTGATCAAGCGTATGCCTGAGTCTGCAACCAATGCAAATCATATCCGTTCCTTCATCAAAGAGTATGAGACTAAATACAAACGCACCCCTGACTTCATTGTAGTGGACTACCTTGACATCATGGCCTCTAATGAAAAAGTCTCGGCCGAAAACATGTTCATCAAGGATAAATTCGTAACCGAAGAGCTGCGTGCCATTGCAAACGAGTTCAACCTAATGATGATCACTGCTTCTCAGCTGAACCGTGGTGCTCAGCAGATCGAATCATTGGAAGACTTGAACCAAGCACACATCGCTGGTGGTATCTCCAAGATCAATACTACTGACAACCTCGTAGCTATCATTCAAACCCCTCAGATGAAGGCTCGCGGTGAGATGATGTTTAAGATGCTGAAGACTCGCTCATCATCTGGTGTTGGCTCATACTTCACCGTCAAGTTCAATCCCTACAACCTTCGCATTACAAACCTTGAAGAGGACTCTGACTCAGCACCTACTTTGGCAAGCCGTATCTCTGGCTTCCGTAAGCCAGAGCAGCATAAAGAAGGTGTTGACAGTTCCGCAGCTCAGCCATCAGGCCCAGCGAAGACTCCGTCAATGACTAGCCTCAATGACATCTTCCAGGTTTGATGTAAATACTAACCTTAACCATTCTATAGGATAAACACATGGCAACTAAGAAAAAACCCGCCGCTGCTCCGGCTCAAGAGCAACCGAACCTGGTCATTGGTGACCAATCCTACCCGATTGCATCCCTACCGCCGGATGTACAAGAGCTGGTAACACTGTATCAGCGTTGGGGTAATGAGAAGGTTGAAGCCCAAATCGAAGCAAACAAATGTGATGCAGCCCAGCGCGCTCTTGCTACTGAGATCGCAGCTCGCCTTAAAGTCATCGAAGCTTCCCAAGCAGCACCGGCCGCTTAAGCGGCTTCCAAGGCATCCGCACATTGTTTCAATAAATAGAAGCATTAAATGCTATTAGTTGAGACAAGTGCGGATGCGAACATTCAAATCATTCCTCCAGCTTAATGAAGCCGGATATGGGATCACCCATATCGAAGACCTTCCAGTAGAGACCTTCCTACGGCTCATCAAAGGCCTTGACCAGCTAAAGGCTGTTCAAAAGCTAGACGGTGCAAACCTAATTATGGGTATCGACCGTGAGGGCAAGCTATACACCTCACGAGAGCAAAAGGGTGGTAAGCGATTCTACAAGGTAACCGACTACCCAGCACATTCAGCCTATGACGGCTTCAAAACTGCACATGCAGTGCTTGAAAAGGTGCAAGACACAATCAAAAAGATCGTGCAAGCCGGTACAGCTGTTAACTGTGAGATCCTGTTTGGTGCACAACCTAATACAGTCATCTACGGTAAAAACAACCTCAGCTACATTGCATTCCTTGAAGCCATCCCTGGTGATGATCCATCCAAGGAGCTTGACGATAACCTGCCAGCAAAGCTGTATGACAGGCTTAAGAATCAGCGGATTACAGTTCAAACTAAGATTAGTGATACTACCGATGGTTCAAACATTATACGTGCACCAAAAATCACCGATTGGGGCTTTAGTAAGTCAGATCCGGTGCAACCGGAGAAGCTTGCACATGCTGATGTGATGGATGATGTCAAGGAGCTTGAAGCTTTCTTGAAAAAGATCAACAAGGCTGCATATAATCAAGGTTTCGACCTGACAAACTTCGAAGTACTAAAGCACCGCAGTCCAAAACTGAAGGATGAGAAGGACCGCTTAACTCAGATCGTGCATGATAAGTACATGATGCCGATCAAGAAGAAAATACTTAAGGTGGTCAATAGTCTTCAGCCGTCCTTACGCGGCCAGAATCCGGATGCACAAAATGGATACTCGGGTATTGAAGGCATTATCTTAACAGACCCGAAGACAAAAGAGCAATTCAAAGTTGTTGACAAAGAAGAGTTTACCGCTGTCAACAAATTCAACTATGAGGTTCGTAACCGTTTAACTGGTCGTATCTCAACAGCCAATGATGAAGCCGACATTGAGTCACGGGGCGGCATTGTTGGGGATGCAAAGATCCGTTGTGTTCGGATGTTCGGTATCCCAGGTACCGAGGTTCCATCCCAAGCTAAGAAGGTGCTTGAAAAATTCAAAGGCAGCTCCAAGAAGGAGACCCTTCAGTCGATTGCAGAATCACTTCATAGCCTGAAGTTTGAAGCCATCAAGCGTAAGATGCGTGCTATCTTGACCAACGCTTTAGTGGATCTTGATGAGGAACTTGAGGACTTTAAGAAGAATGCAGACAAAATGAGCCTCAAGCTTGCCGACGGCAAGAAGGTTAAATATACACCTGAGATCAAACGTAGAACATTAATGACTTTTGCTGAAGCTCATAAGACCGTCAACAAGCTGCTTACCTCCGTACGAGAGGCCTCCACAATGGAGGAGCTATTAAATGTGTTCTTTAGCTCGGCCATTGATGAGATGCATGCAGAGGTTACTGAATGAACATCTTATTTGAATTAAACCAGTCAGTTCTGGTCCATCGCTTGCAAGGCATGGACTCATATGGTGTAAAAAATGCGTTCTTCGCAAACTACCTAGCGGCGCTGGTTATGTTGCGCTTACAAGACCTCAAAGGCTTGCTGCTGGTCAATGACCCAACTCACGCAAAGCTTACCAAATTTGGCCCTAACATGAGCGATGTCAATTTTTGGGGTCGTGCGCTGTTCTTCCCTAATGACCCACTTGTTAAGAAGAACCTGCAACACGGCCATGCTGATATGCTTAATGTTGACGCAGGACGCATTCTACAAGCACGCATTGAAAAGACAATGAAGGTGCTGCTCACACCTCCTGATCAAATCAACTGGCAAGAGGTTTGTGGCAGCATGGTGCTGTTGCGTCATCGCTTTGAGCTTAACAGCTCGCTGTTTGATCGAATATTGAAGAGCCTGTTCAAGTGGGACTCGCTCAGCTCCGGTGCTCGTCGTCGTGCTGTAGGTGATTCATTCTTATATCTGATGCAATCTGACCCCAAATCATCATTGCTCAGCCGTATGCGTGAGCTGGCCGGTTCAACAATGGTCAATGACATTGCGGCTGCAGCTATGAAGATTGTAAGCTTTAGCCGGTTGCGCGAAGATGGTGAAGGTGCTGCTATTGCAGGTAACAGTGCTGCTATTGCAGGCACCAGTGCAGCAAGCATCGGCTCAACCTCAAATGCTATCATTGACAACGGCCCTTCTGAACAAGAAGCTGCATTGTCAAACACTATGAAGTTCATTAAACTGTCTAACCATCAGGTAGGCAGCAAAAAGGATGCAGAGAAGCAAAATAAGCGAATCAAAAAACGTATTCGTCGCTTTAAGGCTATCAAATTTAAGGCTCCGGCCCATTTCAAATCATCTAAGGAGAAAGCGTAATGAAAGAGCTGTTCAAAACCGTGACAGAGCTCGCACCTGAATTCGGCTTCCAGCTCAACGAGGACGCCAACCTTGAAGCGGATATAATGGACCGCCTCAACCGTGCAGCATCACTCGATGAGGTCGATACCGTGTCATTTGGTCTTGAGACCGATGACGGTAAGATCGTAAAAGTATATGTTGCCGAAAAGGATGCCGAAAAGTTTGAAAAGATCATGTCTCAAGCATTGGGCAAGGTCGATGACATCGAAGAGGCAATCAACCTTGCATCAAAAGAGGTTGATATTGTTGACGTTGAATGGCCTGACAAAGATGAAGATGATAATCCGGATGATGAGCTGACCGATGACGGTAGCGAAGTGCTCAACCCGGATGTGTATGATAATGCACAAGCCAATAAAGAGCTCGAGCAAAAGCTTAAGCCACGTGTAGAGAACATGAGCTATGGAGAACGTTTTATGACCAACAATGTAATAGCCGAAGGTATCCCAGGTGGGATTGTATCGCGCTTAACCTCACCTAACCAACAGCTGATCCTGCAAGCAATCCTTGAGCTTGGCATCCCTGAAGTTGCACTTGATCGTAGCCCATATCGTGCAACAATCATCCGTAATATTCGTGAGCTTGCAATGCAGCTGCAGCACAATTCGTCGATGAAGCAAGCATTGCGTATATTTGTGAAGCGCACCATTGACCAAAATGCTAAAGAACCTGATCAAATCGAAGAATCCTTGCTGACAGAAAGCAATGCTGATGTATTCTGGTCCGCATTTGAAAGCGCACTAAAAGCCCTTGATAAGTCACGCAAAGGTGTTGATGCTGAAACTCTCTTCAATGACAGTAAGTACCAAAACTTGAAGAAGCGCTCGTTATCCTTCCTCAACACGAAGGTCGGCACTACCTTGCGTACCAAACTTAATAGCCTTGCACAAGCCGTTGAGACCATGAATACACTGTCCCAACCGGTTGCAGAGGCAATAACCGGTGATGATGCAGTTGAGTTAGTTACTCGTATGTTCAACATGGCTGACCAATCACAAGGCAAGAAGCTTGCTGCAGCCGTGCTGAACACCATGGCGGCTAAGACTCTGCTGCGTAGTATCAAACAAGGTGTAACATCTTTGCCTTCCGCTATCAAGACTCGTCTTGATGCTGTAGAACAGGAGCTAAATCGTGAACCTGTTGTTGAAAGCCTGAAAGGCATTCTTGCATCGCTGAAGGCAAAAGACACCGTTACTGAAGGTGCTAACTTTATCTGTCGTGTTAAAAAGGGTAACGGCAGCTTCATCATTTGGCAAAATGGTCACTATAACTACACAATGACCGAAGCTTCTCAACCATTTAAGAAGGTTAAGACATGGCCTAACTCATCGCTTGACCATGTAAAGGCTGAGCTGAAGAAGAATGGCTACAAGGGCGAAGCACTTGCTGAAGCAACTCGTGATCCCGAGATCATTGATGCAGCAAAGGCGGTAGGTACTGTTGCTGAGCTCACTGATGCTGTTTACAACCGTGTCAGAACATTGATGCCTGAACTGAAGAGAATGAGTGATGGTGATCTTGCATCAAAGCTAGCTCGAGCAAAAGGTGAAGAAAAGTTTGCTATCCGTGTTGCACTCAAGGTAATCGGCCGTCGTGTTGATGAACTTGCTGAAAAGGCTAAAGCTAACGGTACAATTACCGAAGCTGATGAGATTGATAAGCTGACTATCGAAGCAACCGATGACGGTGTCAAAGTTGGTGATGCTGAATTTATTGAAGAGAACCTTGAGCGCCTGCTCAAAGCTCTTACAAACCGTGAAACGATAAGTGTACACGATACTAATGACAAGAAGTACATTGTATCACCACGTGGTCGTTCAGCTGTGCTGAAACAAGTAGGTGCTGCATCTCGCATCGAGCTTAACCCAGAACAAGTTAATGACTTACTGAATGCAGCAAATGAGTCTAAGGGGTAATCTTGGCATCACGCGCAGTATTAGAGCTTAACCGCTTCCCATATGTAGATAAACAGACGATCACTGTGCTTGGTCGTCGTTTCTACGAGCTAAGCCCTGAGTTGGCATACCCGTCAATTACTACTGTGCTTGGTCACACCGTCCCCGAAGAGCAAAAAGGATGGTTGACCGCATGGAAAAATCGTGTCGGTGAAGCTGAAGCAGCTCGAGTCTCCAAGCGTGCTACAGACCGTGGCACAAATATGCACCTTATGCTTGAGCGTTACATGCGTCATGAGGACCCAAAGACTAATGAGTTCCCACCCGAGCATGTTAAGCTTTTCAACAGCTTGAAAGTCGCGCTCAACAAGGTAAATACAGTCTATGGTCAAGAGGTTGTGCTTTATTCCCATGACTTAGGCATTGCAGGTCGTTGTGACATGATTGCTGACTATGAGGGTGAGCTATCCATTGTTGACTATAAATCATCAACACGGGCCAAGAACAAGGAAGACATCGAGGATTATTGGGTTCAAACAGCATTCTATGCACTTGCACATAATGAGATGTTTGGTACCAAGATTGAAAAACTGGTTATCCTGATGGGAGTTGAAAACAAGCTCCCAATGGTGTTCAAGCATCGGATTACCGATGATCTAATTGTTCAACTGGCTGCTCGTACCGGTGAATTTTATGATGAAATGGAAAAGTTAGCGGCAAAGCAATGAAACAGCTATACGAGTCATGTATGATGTTGCACAGTTCCTTGGTGAACAGCATGAGCAAACATTGTAATGGCTGTTGTTATCTCCATCAACACAGTCTAACCGGTTGCTGGTGCTAAATACCCATACAGAACAAGTTAGCCCTTCTTAAAGTTTTGACACAGAGAGCAACCTTATGCAAACAAAAAACATCCAAACACTGATCGAAAGCATGCACCCACTGATCACCCCAAAGTTCATCGGTACAAATGACGAAATGATTACCGCTATTAACTTCTGGGTCACGTTGGTTTCTCAACTGCGGGCACTATCGTCAACTGTAACAATCTATGAGAACCGTGAGGCTATCATTAAACAGGTCGAACAAGAGATTGCTAGCCTACGCAGTGAGCTCGAAAATGTCAGCGCCACAGTAACAACTGATGACAGCGGTGCACAATCAATGACCCAACCGAAGACCGGCCCGGATGACCAACCCGAACTACAACAAGATCAAGTTGTAGATCTTTCTGTCTTTGAAGAAAAAGTCTTAGCTGATATGCGCCGGTTAGCAGGTCTTAGCATCAAGCGTAACTCCTTGGCTGATGCTCTAAAGGGTTATAAGAGATGAAGTTGTTTGAAATAGCTGAACAACGTGAGAGCAAGATCAGCGAGCTAAAATTTCTTGACCTGCTCAAGCATTCAGCTCGCAACTCACATGCCCTGGCAAAACGTACTCCGATCTTTAAGCTTATTCGGTCATCTTCAGACTTTCTGCTGTTGAACCCAACAATTGGCTCCAAGCGTCCTAAATTTTACATCGAATCATTGATCGCTGAGCTTCCAAGCTGGTCACGTTACCCTAACCGTGCACGGTCCATTGTTGCATATACTAGCCGTGAGGTTGCCGAAGCAAGTGGTGAAGGCAGCATGTACGTCATCATCCCATTGGACGGTGTACGTATTACAGTAACTAGTGATACAGCACTGACTCGCAGCTTTAAGAAGGCCGCAATAGCATTACAGCTCCCTAAGGTTGACAATGAAGGGATTGCCGTTTGGTTTGAGAGCCTGTACAAGGTTGCAAATGCGGTCGGGCTTGATGTTGAATATAAAGATCCACAAAACTACAAAGACATTAAGAACATGCTCAGCGCGCTTGAGCCGATCAGCATTAAGCAAGTAGCCGTGGCTAAGGAGCTGCCTGATGCAGGTATTGATGTGCAACGCTTTATTAAATTTGCACAACGTCGTGGCAATGCCATGATGTACTTAAATGAGCTGTTTGATCCAGATGATAACGGCTATGAGCTGATGACACCTGATTCTACTCAGCTGCCAATCGGTCGTGAGGTTTGGGTAGGTGGTAAAGCCATTGCAATCAAGCGTGATAAGTACCAAGAACTATATGACCGTGGAGCCATTAAATGAAGTTGTTTATCATTACCGCTGAACCTAAAAGTGAGATCGCTGCACTCTTTGTTAAGCACGCCGAAGAGCTGAATCATGAAGCACAAATCGTAGACATTACAAAAACAGCTCTCATTGAGCAATCGACAACAAAGGATGCAGCCTCAAAAGTAGTATTTCAGACCTGCCACGAGGAAGGTGAGGAGCCTAAACTCATCCAGTTGGAGACACCTTATGTGTGCATTCCACGCCTGAACGAACATGATTTAGAATACAAGTTAGGGGTCCTGCGTCGTTTGGAGCTTCATGGCGGTTGCATGTTAAATTCAGCAGAATCCATGGCGCTGTGTAATGACAAGCTCGGTTCCCAAGTTGTGCTGAACAACGCCGGCATTCGTACACCATGGAGCATGGCCGTAGGATCGGCTAATATGCTTGAACCGGCACTGAAGCTTGCTGAAGCTGAAGGTAACTTGAAGTTCCCAATGATCGTCAAGACCTTGCGTGGTACCCATGGCATCGGTGTGATGAAGGTAGATAGCCGTTCATCCTTAATATCTGTTGCACAAGCATTCATTGCACAGGATGTACAGATTATGCTGCAAGAGTTCATCGAGCATGACAAGTCAGCTCGGATCATCATGATCGGTGAAGAGATGCTTGCAGCAAACCTCCGCATGCAACCTAAAGAGAAGGATGAGTTCCGTACCAACTCGCATCTCGGTTCCACTACGCAAAAGTATGAACCGTCTGAAGAAGAACTTGCGATCGGACGTAAGATTGTTGACCTGTTTGGTTGTCGTTTCTGTGCTATCGATTATATCATGGTCGGCGACGAGATCATCGTCCTAGAGGTTAACGGTTCCCCGGGCCTTGAAGCAATTCAAAAAGACTGGGAAGGTGAGCGCGACCTTGCAAAGATGGTTGTTGAATTCTGTGCAACGCTTGATAGCAATGTTGCACCCGGTAACCCAGTTCCTGGTGACCCAGACATTGAAATTGCTGAACCTGAGCAAACCGGGCAAGGGCCTACATCCCCAGATGCACCGTTGACCGATGTTGAAAAATTGACTATCGTGCGCTTAACAAACGGTGACATTGAAGCCCGTGTTGACACAGGTGCCGCATACTCTAGCCTGCATGTTGACAAGGTTGAGGAGCTGAATAATTGGATTCGCTTTACTCGTGGTGAAATTACCTACAAGGTGCCAATCGATCGCCAGATCAAGATTCGCAATGCCCATGGTAAGAATGCACGGCCTGTGATCAAGCTTGATGTAGTCTTCCGTGGTAAGCGTTACAACCAGGTGGAATTTACCATCACTGACCGTGCAGGTATGAAGTATGAGGCCCTTATCGGTCGCAACCTGTTAAAAATGATCGGATTGCCGGTGTTAGTATACAATGCCGACGGTACACAGGTGATAGCAACAAACCCAAGCAACATTGAAGTAGAGGAAGAGTAATGATAATGTACGGTCATAAATAAACTGACCATCATATTCATACGGATAGCACATGACAGAACAAGCAAGCAAATCACCCTTTCTAGTATTTCAACATGTGGTTGACGCCGATCTCTGCTACAAGATTGCAGCTGATCTTAGAGTGCAACCCTCTGTAGATGAAGATGGGGTTGCACAACCAGTAGCTCGTCAGCATAAGGAACATGAGACTACGTTGTTCAACGTAATCAAACAGTACATCCCTCAGATTGAAAAGCACTTTGGCATCAAGTACAGGGGAACTGAACGCTTGGTGTTCCAGCAATTCCCAGTTACTAATGGGCAAATGGCAGAGCAACCGCATTGTGAAAATGCTGTCTACAAGCGCAAGAAGTGGATTCGTGTGAATGACCGTGACCTGACAGGGGTTATTTGGTTGAAGGACTTCAATGATGCCCCACCGTTTGACCTTAAGAAGCATGTCTACGGCGGCAAGCTCGAGTTTCCTGTCTATAACTTTGGCTTCCAACCGCAAGTCGGTACAATGGTAGTGTATCCAGCTTGTGAACGTTTCATCTCACTGACTACCTCTATCCAAGTAGGTGAGCTGCAGCTTGTTCGATTCCATATCTGTGCTGACGGTCTTTGGCTCTATGACCCGAAGAACTTCCCAGGTGACATGCGAACCTGGTTTAATGATGTAGTATAAGAAAGGCACCGAAAGGTGCCTTTCTTATTTGGTGATCACATCATCAGCCGGTAGCTTTTTCATATCTTGTAGTTGCTTATCTTGCAGCTCTTTGATTTGCTTCAGCTTTTTCTCAATCTCAATAGCTCTACGCTCTGAATCTATCATCCACAGACCTGTTTCTTTATCAGTTGCCTTTGTAGGGTCAATTTTATAGATCGGAGCCGGGATGGTTAATAAGTCATCAGGTACCGTTGTTACAATGTACTTGTATTTGACAATTTGATCCGGCTCTTTACAAAGGAAGTGTGCACAGCCAGACAATGATAAAGCCATAAAGGCAATAAGCAGCTTTTTCATTTCTTGTCCTCCGATTGAGCTTCAGCATCGCGTAGCTCTTGTACACCCTTGACTGCTTCAGACAAGTAAGGTGTAAGTTGTGTAGGAGCAACCGTTAACGCATTGATTCGATCCTTGATCTGATTGACATTATTGCTGGTTCGTTGAAGCTCAGTATTAAGCTTGTTAACAGATGCCAACACATTTTGCTTATCTGTTTGCAGCTGAGTAATCACAACGGCATTCTCCTCGTTGATCTTAACAGCCTGGTTTAAGTTTGTCTGCAATGCTTGTGAATGCTGTTGCTCAACAAGCACGGCATCCTGTGCCTTTGTAAGCTTGTGCTGTAAAACGTAAATCTTTACATAAATCAGTGCCACAATAATACCGACAAGGATCAACGCGATGATACGCCAATCCTTGAGCAGCTTCCCAACAGTGTCTCTAAAGGCTAACCATGCAATACTTAACATATAGTATGCTCCTTTCTGCCAAGTGGCCGATTAACGGCGCTTAATCACAACCTTTATCTTACCCGTTAACTGTGTTTGTGCAACATCAGTTGATTCCTGAGCAATAGGCTGAAATGATGGTAAGCCTGTTGGATTTTTAGATACCACCTTGGTAGCAGCCTGACTACCAAACATCAGCTCACCAGTCTCAGCCTTAATAGTGTTCAGCTGCGAAGTTAATGAGCCGTCAGAGTTAAAGCCTGCATCAACCGCAAAGCCGGTTGCAAAACCGGTATACAATGCAGCCCAAAATGAGGTATTAGCATCAACGATCCCACCGGCAAGTGCACCTACGATTACAAAAAAGAACACGATACCCGTGTAGATAGTAGCTGGCAAGTTAGCAGCACCAAACCACTCATGCATTGCAACCGCTGTTTCACCACGCAACATCTTCTTCAGGTAGTGGGCAAGACCACCGATGAATGCCGCAATGATGAATGCCCCTTCATTGGCAAAATCGTTGATTGTGTACAGTAGTCCTGTTTCCATAATAGCTCCTGCAAGTAATTGCTTGAACTATTTAGGAAAATCAGGTCCCTTGATTCATCAAAAAGGTGCCGTTGAACATCGGATGATTATTTTCAATCCCATTAGGAGGTGCGGACCAAATATGCACAGGCATTACAACCAATGCTTCACCCTCAGTTTCAAAGTGATGTGGGCACATCTTCTCAAACACAGCTGTCATACCAGGTAACAGCTCTTGACGGATGGACATATCATTCATTCCCACTACGCTGAAACCACGGCCTTTCAACACATGTACGACGCGCACGGTTGAGTGAATATGATGTGCTTGCTCCGAAGAGTAAGGTGGAATAGTAAGCAACTGAAGAGTTGGATCACCAGGACGCTCAGGCGGGAAGACCTGACGGGTTGAACAGCCATTAACATATGGGAGAATCATTCCACCTTCAAGCGATGACCATTTGTTTGCAGGTGCATAACCACGTACAACGACTGTAAAGTGGGGGCTTGTAAAATCAACCGGTCCACGAATTAGTGAAGCAATTGAAAGCTCCTCATCAACAGTGAATGCACAATCACCACTTTCGACTTCTACTGAATTTACACCATGATATGCATCGAAACGATACATGTCATGTGCATCAGATGTCACGTGAACGGGGGTTCCGGGTTGGTAGTATTTGACACCAAAGAGTTTTTCGATATCGGCTTGTTTAATATCCATATGATCTCCAAATGAAAAAGCCCGTGCAATTTGCACGGGCTTTTGGCAAGTTGCCTAATATTTATGCAGCAGTCGTAGCAGTCGTAGCAGTCGTAGCAGTCGTAGCAGTCGTATTGGCAGCAGTCGTATTGACAGCAGTCGTATTGGCAGCAGTCGTATTGGCAGCAGTCGTATTGGCAGCAGTCGTAGCAGTCGTAGCAGTCGTAGCAGTCGTAGCAGTCGAGGCAGCCTTTGCATCAGCAGCAGCCTTTGCAGCCTTGGCAGCACGAGCAAGACGTGCAGCAGTTACCCTCTTGCTACGTTCACGAGCGTTAATCAAACGTGCATTTGCATTTGCAAGAGTCATGTTTTCAACTTGAGCACTAATAGTGCTGGTAATACCGTTAGCCTTCATGTATTCATCACGCAGATCAGCTGCACGCTTAACAATCTCAGGATGATTACGAACGAATTCATCTTTACCAGCCTTGTCAGTCCAGATATTGGTGATCACAGCGGTCAGGCCGTCTTCACTCTTCTCAAACGACGCACCAACCCAAGCTGCACTGGTCTTACGGGCGTTTGCTTGCTCAGTAAGTGCAGCACCGAGGTCACCTTCGAGATGAACCGTCGGGAACTTAACATCCAGTGATGGACGTGTAAGGGTCTCAATAGTAACGAACATGTTGGGTCTCCTAAAGTGGATTTTCTGTCTTATTTACTACGGACAGCATTCAATGCGTCTATATTGCTATCAGAATCAGATAGATCGGCTAAAACGCCACCATACCCGATGTTGTCAAACAACAGGATGTTGACTTGACTCCAAACCTTTCGACGTACGAGGAAGTCCTCACTACCGAACTGAGTGATAAACTTACGAATGCTAAGCTTATAGGTCTCAATCGAACCGTCAATTTTTGCCTCTGTTGGTGCTGCAATGGCCCACTCTTGAAGCAACGGGTGCTCAAAGAAGGGATACATGCGTTCTAACACAAACTTACGCTTCTCTGTTGGTACATGAAGCATATACCGTAGACGAACACTTTGCCACTTCTGTGTAAAATTCAACCACCATGCAAAGTCAACAAAGTTATGAACCCCAAATGGAGCTTCATCAACAATCGGTGCATATCGTTCAAAGATTGTTTCCGCTGCAGCGATAGAACAGCCTGATTGAACCTGATAGTCAATGAATGTAGCTTGATAGTCAGCATCATAAAGCCGCTGATTACCCAACTTCATATCAACCTGCTGATAAAAATCAGAACCAAACAGTTGGTCACCCAAGTCACCGTTGATAAGCAAGTATTCAAACTTTGAGTATTCGCTGACATAGGCAATGTCACCCTTACAGATTAACTG